GGAGATGGCGCAACTGGGCTTCAGTCGGCACTTCGCTCAACCACCGCCGGCTCTTGTGTGCGGCGTCGTGACCTTCGTGCTCGTTGAGCCAGTCGTCGGCCTGGGCAAGGCACACCGTCCGTTCGCCGACACCGAGCAGCTTCGCCGGAACGCCGCCGCGTCCGCCGACGGCGTACCAGCGGCCTTCCAGAAAGAACACCCCGCCCCAGGCCGTGAAGCCGGCCGCCATCAAGGCGCAGTCGTCCCCGAACAGGTCGCACCACGAAAAGTTCGAGCGTTTCAGGAGGTCGATCTCCGTCATCACGAAATCTTCCAGCGTGCCTTCCTCGTCGTCCTTCTCCTCGGGTTCGAAGACGTGCCCACAGAGCGGACACTCGCGCGAGGCGCGGGGGATCTCGGCCTGGCACGCAGGACACTCCTTCGACGGGGCCTCGCCCTCGGCATCGAAGCCATCGAGGTCGACTTCCTGCTCGAGGCTGCCGTGTTTCAGGGACGCCGTGCCGAAGTCCAGCACGATGCAATCGGTCTTGACGACGCCGGGATACTCGGTGGGATCGACGACCCGCAGTCCCCGCCCGACCATCTGAATCAGCGTCGACTTGTAGGAGCTTGGCCGCAGCAGGACGATGCAGGCGGTCGGCGTGTAGTCGTAGCCCTCGGTCAGCACGGCGACATTGACGAGGACCGTGAGATCCCCGGTCTCGAAATCGGCGAGCGTTGCCTTGCGATCGGCATCCGACATCTCACCGTGCACGACCGCGGTGGGCACATCACCGGCGAGGAAGGCATCGCGAACGGCTTCGGCGTGGGCGACGGTGGCGGCAAAGGCGATCGTTTTGCGACCCGCCGCTTTCTCCTTCCAGTGGCGCACGACGGCGTCGTTCACCGGCGCGTTGTTCATGATCGAGGCCACGGCGTTCATGTCGTAGTCCTCGGCGAGCTTCTTCACGCCGTCGAGCGCTTCACGCGTGCCGACGTCGATGACGAAGGTGCGTGGCGGCACCAGATGGCCGGAACGGATGAGTTCGCCGAGCCGGATCTGGTCGGCGACATTCGAGAACACCTCGCGGAGCCCCTTGCCATCACCACGATTCGGGGTGGCCGTGACACCATAGATGCGGGCATGGGGATTCCTCGCCAGGGTGGTGTCGATCACCTGCCGGTAGGTCGGCGCCGCGCAGTGATGCGCCTCGTCGATCACCAGCAGGTCCAGGGTGGGCAACTGATCCAGGTGACGCACCAGCGTCTGGACCATCGCAAAGGTCGCCTGGCCCGCCCAGGATTTCTGGTGGGAGTCGAACACCGAGGTGCTGAGGCCCGGATTCACGCGCGAGAACTTGCTCCGGTTCTGCGCGGTGAGTTCGTCGCGGTGGGCCAGCACGCAGGCCTTGGCGTCGGGATGGGTGAGGAACTCTCCGGCGGTGCCGGAGAGGCAAACGGTTTTCCCCGCCCCTGTCGGAGCGACCCCGAGCGTGTTGCCGTGAGTCCGAAGGGCTTCGATCGAGCGGGTGACGAATTGGCGTTGGCGCGGTCGCAGCATCATGGCCGTGCCTCCTTATTGTGCCCAGGCGGGACGCGCGGGAACGCGCGAGTCCGCCGGTGCAACGGGTACTGTCGTGGGTGCGGCAGGTGCGTAGCTGGGTGCACTGGGGGCTGCCGGCGCGCCGCCACCGAAGCCACCCGGCGCCACCGGTGCGCGTGGAGTGACGCCCATCAGCGCCGGATAGGCCTTGTGATCCGGCTGGATCGCCGTCTTGACGACGTTCTTGTCTTCGCCGTTCTGGTCCTTCTCGACATCGATGCAAACGACCAGCTCGATGCCGTCCAGATCCGCGAAGCTGCGGATGCGGCGCGCGGTCTGCGCCTGCGGTGACAGGTCCGACGGGTGAATGCCGCGGGTCGAATGGAGAATGGCGCGCAGGAAACTGCGGCCCATGTTCCCCCACTCGGGGCCTTTGGGGCTGTACAGGCCGATCAGACCGAACACCACCCGTTTGGCGAGAGGGCCTTCGAGAACCGTGAATTTGGCGTTGAGGTAGACCGCGCCGGTCTTGGCCGAGCGCGTGGCGTAGCCACCGGTCCAGCCCTGGCTGGGCTCGTCGTAGCCACCTGGGCGAAGGGTCATCAGGACCTTGGCCAGCGTCTTCGGCGGGATCAAGGCGAAATCGCGTTGGTCGTCGGCATCATTGAAATCCGACCAGGCGGCATTGTGGGGATTGCTGTTCATGACGATTCTCCAGTGCGTTGCTGCGCGCGGGGCGCGGTGATCTTGGCAATCAAGCGGCCGAGGTGCGGCTCCTCGACGACGTCGAGGCGGCCGGAACGGTCTTTGGCGGGGTAGCCCCAGGGGTTTAGGTGCTGGCAGACGAAGGCGCGATAGGGGTTGCCGTTGTCGTCCTTGAGGACGATCATCGAGATCACCTGATCGAGGATGCCGGGCAGTTCCAGCGCGGCTTTCGCGCCGTCGATCTGTGGCGAGAACACCTTGCGATTGAAGTCGTCCAGCTTCTCGTCGAGGATCCCCACCAGCCACACGTCCTTGCTGCGGATGTGTTGCCACTGCGTGAGCCAGGCGACCAGTTCGCTGCCGTGCAGGCCATAGGCGCCGCGGTTGTCCGGCTTGCCGGTCTTCTCGCTGTAGGCTTGTGGCTGGCCCTTCGACCACTGCAGGCAGAGACGGCCGGCGACGCTGATCGAGTCGACGAAGATCAGCGAATACTTGTCGAGGAGCGCGGGGTCCCCGTAATGGGCGCAGACCTGGTCGTAGTGCGCTTGGCTGTAAGCCTGATCGTCCCGGAGCGCCGGATTCGGGCCGCCGATGTAGCACGCCAAGTCCCGGCACTCCGGCCAAGTGCGGGGTCGAACGGTGTCGCAGGGCCAGTCACGGACCGCGAGGTCGCCGTCCTCCATATCGACGAACAAGGCACTGACGGCTTCGGTCGTCTTGAGCAGGGTGGTCTTGCCGACGCCGGCAGGACCGAGGATGACGCCTGAAGAACGGCGCTTCTCGGCGAGCCGTTGCTCGGCGGTGATGAAGGGGAACGCCATGTCAGGCCTCCCTTCCGAAGATCGCGCCGAGCGTGTCGCTGTCGACGCCGCCACGAATTCGAGCCTGATCGCGCAGGCGCTGGAGGACCAAAGCCTGTTGGCGGGCCGCCGTGATCTTGTGGTCGAGAGCCTGGAGGGCGAGATCCAGGTCGTCGATGCTGGCTTCCTCCAGGGGCAGAGCGTCGATGGCGGGATGGTCGCCATGACCCGGTACGCGAACGGAGTCCGGCAGGTCAGCGAACAGCATGGACTGCTTGCGCAGCGCTTCGAGAACTTGATTCACCATGGTGCTTTCTCCTTCAGAAGGGCGAGACGGAATCCGGCTTTGCCAGTCTTGATGGTGCGTGCGGGAGCGAAGGCGCTCTTGAGCGACTCGGGCCACGCGTTGAACTTGATTTCGGAGATGCGGTAAGCGATCTCCACGAACTCGGCGGGGTCGTCGCCGCTGGCGGCGATGCGTCGGGTAATTTCGGCGAGCTTGGCCTGGTCCCACTCGACCTTCTTGGGGAGGTCGGCCGTGATCCGGACTGCGCCGTCGTCGAAGTGGACGACGCCCGTGTCCTTGCCGGCGGTCCTGCGCAGTTGATGAGCGCGATGCGCATACTTCAGATCCACCGCACGGTCGATGTGCTCGACGACGGTCTTGGCGGCTGCCAGCAGATCGGCAGCGTCGCTCTTGATCCGGAACAGCGCCTCACTGGATTGTTCGGCGAGTTCGGCGGCGGGGGTCGCCAGGAGTTGATGGAGGGTGGCAGTGCTCATACGGCACCTCCGGCGACGCGCTGAGAGGTGCTCCTGTGCAGGCTCGCAGCCTCGTAGGCCTCGATGTCCTCGACGCGGTACAGGACGCGACCTCGGAGTTTCAGATAAACTGGCCCGATCCCTTCGGACCGCCAACGTTCCAGAGTGGCCTCGCTGACGTCCCAACGGTCCGCCAGGTGGCGTTGGTTGAGGTGTTTGACACGCACCTTTTTCTCCTTTCAGTGGTTGCGAAAAAGTGTTGCCAGTGTCGAGTTCTGTGTGTACGGGCATCTAGCGCCGCCGTGTACGGGCTGGTGTACGGGCGCATCCGAAACGAAGAAAGTGGTGCTCCAGAAAGCAAGAAACCGCCCGAAGGCGGTTGTCTTTGTTGCGGATGGCTGGTCAGTCCAGCCGAAAGCCATACTGTCCGTTTCCGTCGCCGGCGATGTAGTCCTCCCAGAATCGATTACCTCTGAACAGGTTTTGCATCCGCCGGCTGTGCGTTTCCTTGTCCGGAAACGCCGCCTTGAGGATCTCGTTTGCCGGAAGCATCCACCGGCCGTTGCACGCCTGCTGGTACAGGTGCTTGACGGCGGCGGCTTGGCGCTCGCCCTTGATGTGCCAGGGCGTGGGCTTGCTGCGGATCTTGAGCGTATTCGTGTACTCGTCGAAGTGCACCGGCAGGACGGGACGAAGCGTGCCGTCGGCTGAGGACGTTAGAATGCGATGGAGCAGATCGATGTCCATGCGCGGTTCCGGCAGGTAGTCGACGATCAGTTCGTGCACCGAAGCAAAGCGATAGTTTCGTGGCGGCCGCACGAAGTCCGGCGGCACCACGCCGGAGGACAGGATGAGCCCCTGATCCGGCAGGGTCTGCGAGTGAAGATGGCGAAACACGTCATCGATGCAGGTCGCAAGGCTGCGCACGAACCAGATGTCGGTATGGGCCGGTCCGATTCGTGCCTTGCCAATCTTCCAAAGCGCCCCGTCGATCACGGGTGACTCGATGCCCCGGCGAAGCGCTTGCGGTACATCCAGCAGGTCGGCGACGACATGCAGAAACTTCGGCACGCGCACGGCGTAGACCGCCACCTCCGTCGCCGTGACGGACTTCCTGCGAAACGTCTCTGGACACCGATAGCGGTAGCGCGTCGGATCGCTGTCCTCGTGCAGTTCGACGGGCACGCGCTCGTCACCGCAGGACGCCGGAAAGCACTCGGAGTAGCCGACGCACTCCGTCCATTCTGCGAGTTCCTGGGTGGACAGGGAGGTCCTGTGTAAGGCGTCCCATCCGGGCACGCCGCACAGGCGCTGTCCTTCCGCGTCTGTGAGCGACTGGCTCGACCGCTCGAACAGGTCTAGCAACTCAAGCAGCGATGGTGTCGACAGGGGATTCGATGACATCGCCGATCTCCTTTACCAGATGCCATTGGGCGAGCAGGCGGTCGCACAATGCCCGGTCCTTCTCACGCTTGGTCTTGATGTTGCACTTGTTGTCCTCGCGCAAGATGACGGTGATCGTCCGTGCACGGTCGTTGCCGACCTTTTTCAAGCGGATGGAGAGTTTGGCGTAGTGCAGGTGGTGATGGCGAAAGTCGAACGTGGGGCTGATCAGCGCCCGCGCAGCGACATGAATGTCTTCAGTATCGGTCGACCAGATCTTCACCAGCAGCGAGCGGTGGTTCGACCCGGCGTACCCGAGCTCGACCACCTTGACGAA